GGATCACGGCTCTTGAAACAAGCGGGCATACAGGGCAACCCTGATATGTTGATGAAGCAGGCGGACCCTCGTGTCATCTCGCAAGTCAATCGGATCATGCCCAGTACGTCCATGTCAGCGCCCTCTGCGGGCATAGGCATGTTTATGACTAAGAGTATGTTTGGATGACGACGTATCAGGTAGGAGTATATAACAGGTTTATCCGAGATAAAGTTCGCGCTGGTGAAGAGGTAGATCCAGAGCAAGCTGCCTGGGAGGATACGCATTATTTTGACGTTGAAGCGAAGAATGAGGCAGAAGCCCGTAAGAAGATTAGTTTAGAGTACAAGGAAGCTAAGGGGTTCGTAATCGACTGCGTAGACGTTTACAAATTCGGCGGGTAAAGCTATGGACCCATTAACTCTAGCAGCGGTAACGGGCGGGTTCGCCGCCGTCAAATCTGCAATCAGCGGTGTGAGGAGCGCCCTTGAATCGGCAGACGATGTATCGGCAATTGCTACTCATATAGATACACTTTTTAAAACACATGGTGCGGCCAAGAAGCGTATTAGGGAAGCGCAGAACAAGAAGCCTCCTTCTGCGTGGCAAAAGCTAATTAAGTTTCGGCTTGGCGAAGATGACGACGAAACGTCTCTTGCTAACATCACGGCGGCAAAGCTAGCGGAGAAACAGCAAGAAGAAGACATNCGTAAGCTGTCTATTCAAATAAACAAGCGCTTCGGCGCAAACACGTGGGATGAAATCTTAGAGGCCCAAAAAGAAGCTGTCATAAAACAAAGAAAGCGGAGGAAAGAAGAAGCGGAGAAACGCGCCGAAGCCAAGCTTCAAGCAAAGTCTTTTTGGGAGAAGTTTCTTATCGAAGTGTTAAAGGTTGTTGGTTTAATTGTTTTTCTTGCAGGTATGGTGACCGTTTTATGGTACGTCAAAACTAATCAATAATGGATGGCGCAGTAGACATAAAGTTTTTGATTACGCTAGGGGGCATTCTCTTCTCCGTAGCGGGGGCTGCCGCTGTCGGTAAGATGCAGATCAAATCCATTATTGAGTCGTTAAGCGATATAGAGAAGCGGCTCAGAGAAATAGACAAACGCATTGACGCCTTAGAGAGCGGGCACGAAGTGATCTTTTCAAAAGTAAAAACGCTTGCGGAGATAAACAGTGTGTCGGCTTTAGCTGCTCACAATCGTGAAACGTCAGAAATGCAGTCAGCGATTAAAGAGTTGCGGCGTGACATGGAGCGTCAGTTGACCATGCACAATGGAGCGCATCCTCCCGTTGCCCAAAAACAAACGTAATGATATAAAAGCGTATAGCTTTTGAAAGGTACGTGATCCATGGCGAGAAAACCACAGCCCGTGGGCGGCTTGATGGATACCAATGTCCCCTCTCAATTAGATGAGGAGGATCTTGCGGCGGAGATTGAGGTAGAGCTTCCGGGCTCAATGGACAATGACGTCGTAGAGATGATCTCGGAGGATACGCCTGAAGAGATAGAGATTTACGAAGACGGCGATGATGTCGTCGTTGATTTTGACCCACAAGAAATGCGCCCGGATGGCGGTGAATTTTTTTCTAACCTAGCAGAAGACATTTCAGACTCAGAGCTAGGTGCTATTTCTGGTATGCTTCTCGATGAATTTGAAGCTAACAAGTCTAGCCGACAGGAGTGGGAAGATGCTTATGCTGACGGTTTGGAATTGCTGGGATTTTCTTACAACGAAAGGACGCAACCTTTCCGTGGTGCAACGGGTGTCACGCACCCGCTGCTGGCGGAAGCTGCGACTCAGTTTCAAGCGCAAGCTTTTAATGAAATGCTTCCGGCACGTGGTCCGGTTAGGGGCGTAGTCCTCGGCGCAGAGACCACCGACAAAGAAAAGCAAGCCCAGCGCGTACAACAATTTATGAACTACTACATCACGGACGTGATGGAGGAGTATACCCCTGAGTTTGATCAGATGCTCTTCTATCTGCCGCTTGCAGGCTCTACCTTTAAGAAAGTGTACTATGACGAAATGCTGGGACGTGCGGTTAGCCGTTTTGTTCCCGCAGAAAACTTGGTGGTGCCTTACGATACGTCTGACCTAGAGACATGCCCCAACATCTCGCAAGTCGTAAAAATGTCTTTGAACGACTTACGCAAGTTGCAAATTGCAGGCTTCTACAGGGACGTTCCTGTCGTACCAGGGACCCCCGATACAAATAGCGTACAAGATGAGATAGATAAGATTGACGGCTCAACCCCGTCTCAAATTGATTACGACTGCTCTATCCTTGAGTGTCATGTTGATTTGGATTTAGAGGGGTACGAAGATACTGACGAAGATGGTGAACCAACTGGTATTAAGATCCCGTATATAGTCACGTTGTCCCTAGACAACGATCAAGTCCTGTCCATCCGACGCAACTACCGCGAGGATGATGAACTTCGTAAAAAGATACAGTACTTTGTGCATTACAAGTTCTTGCCAGGGTTTGGCTTTTACGGGTTAGGTTTAATACACACCATCGGTGGCCTTTCCCGGACGGCCACTGCGGCGCTCCGTCAACTCATCGACGCTGGCACTCTCTCCAATCTGCCTGCTGGTTTCAAGGCCCGTGGCATGCGGATTAGGGATGATGATGATCCCATCCAGCCCGGTGAGTTTAGAGACGTAGACGCGCCCGGTGGTCGGTTATCCGACAGTCTGATGCCTCTACCTTTCAAGGGTCCAGACTCGACGCTGTTCCAACTTCTTGGTTTTGTGGTGGACGCAGGCCGTCGCTTTGCCACAATTACAGACATGAAGGTTGGGGACGGTAACCAACAGGCTGCTGTAGGAACGACGGTTGCATTGTTGGAACAGGGCTCAAGAATTATGTCCGCTGTACACAAGCGGATGCACTATGCCCTACGTCAAGAGCTACGTTTGTTATCTGGAGTTATTGCGGACTACTTGCCGCAGAGTTATCCGTACACTGTTGAAGGTGCGGATGCGTCCGTTATGTCAGAAGATTTTGACGAGCGTGTGGACGTTATTCCTGTCTCTGATCCAAATATCTTTAGTCAGGCACAGCGGATTGCGTTAGCGCAGACAAAACTACAGTTAGCTCAAGCCGCCCCAGAAATGCACAACATGCACGAAGTATTGCGTGACATGTATGAGGCGCTAGGGGTTCGTGACGTAGACAAGATATTGCGCCGCAATATTGAGGAAGATCCGTCTCCTTTAGATCCAGCGCAAGAAAACATAAACGCCTTAGACATGGTGCCGCTCAAAGCTTTCGAGGGACAGGATCATCAGGCACACATTATGGCACACATGGTCTTTGGCTCTACCCCCATGGTAGGTGCCGCACCGCAGATAGCAGTGTCGCTTCAGAAACATATCATGGAGCATGTGCGTATTGAGGCATCTGAGCAAGCTATGGTTCAATATCTACAGCAGGTAGGTCAGCGCCAAGGGCAGCCTTTAAATGAAGAAGAGATGCTACAAATAGAAAGCTTGACGGCGCAACTTATCGCTCAAGGTATGCAGACGCTTAAACAACTCAGTCAGCAAGTGGCAAACCAAGGCCAAGGACCTGATCCGCTTGTTCAACTCAAGGAGCAAGAGCTTCAGATTAAAGCGCAGTCCGAACAAAGCGACGCCGCTCTGGATCAGGCAAAACTTCAGCTTGAGCAGGCAGGAATGGAGATGCGGAACCAACAATTTAACCAGCGGCTTCAAAGTCAAGAGGCGCAGACAGCCGCTAGGATTAATTCCGCAATGGAACGGGAAATTCTTAAACAACAGCAAAGTAGGAGGCAGTAATGGCTTCAGTAAAGATCGTCACGAACAAGCCCGGTAACCCCCAAAAAGCCGTTGAGTATGCGGACATTAAGGGTCAAGGCCGTGTTCCTTATGGTAAGTCCCAAGACGTAAAGGTCCCGACAACCATGAAAAGGGCTACGGCTCGTGGTATGGGTAAGGCTACCGGCGGCGGTAGTTATATTGCCTGCGGATGAGCCCAAAACGTAGAGAATTAGACGCCGACAACGACGGTGTCGTCTCAGACGCTGAGATACAAGCTGCGAAGGCAAGCAGTGACCTGTTGAAACAGGACTCTCAGCGTCGTATGGCGTGGATTGCAATGATATCCATGCTTGTTTTTACGGCTCTTGTTTTCCTACCTATCTTCCCAGACTCCCGCATTAAGGCCCTAGGGGACCTTTTTAGCCTCTTCTACATAGGTATGGCGGGTGTGGTTAGCGCTTATTTTGGTGCAGCCGCCTTTATGGCCCGGAAAAAGTAATTTTTTACATTAAAAGCTTCTGGAGGTAAGCATGATAAGTCTTTTAGGAACCCTTTTAGGGTTTGGAACGTCGATTGTACCTGAAGTTCTGGGATTTTTTAAGCAAAAACAAGCTAATGCCCAAGAATTAGCGATAATTGAGGCTAAAGCTAAGTATGCAGAGCAACTTTCTACCCTAAAGATACAAGAATTAGATGCTCAAGCCGAGATAGAAGAAACGAAAGGTCTTTACGCGCATGATCGAAGCATTGACGCTGGCGGATTTGTCAACGCTCTTAGGGGTAGTGTCCGCCCTGTTCTTACTTACCTTTTCTTCATAGCTTTTGCGTCTGTTAAAGGCGTTTTGGTCTACGCTATGATCTCCAATCAAAATATTGATTGGGTAACAGCCGTACAACTTGCTTGGGACGACGAAACCCAAGCTATTTTCTCTGCAATAATAGCTTTTTGGTTTGGGAATAGGGCCATGTCTAAGGCTCGTTCTCATATATCCTCTAAAAAAGGATAATTATAAGAATGAATGAGATATTTCTTGCAGAAGCAACCTTTCGTCTGATAAAAGAAAAGCGTTCCGTTGTTTTAGACACTCTCGAATACGGAGAAGTCAAGGACATGGAGCATTACCGTGAACTCATGGGCATGTTAAGAGCCCTAGAGTACATAGATCAGGAACTCAAGAGCCTGCTAGAGAAACAGGAGCATGCAGATGACTAAGTCGAAAGACAAAAAAGCCTCTACATCAGAGGCAGAAGCCGAAAATATATCTTCGGCGTATGTAAAAACGGAGGATCGTGTTCTTGATCCTTCTCTTCTAAGTAAAAGCATACTTGACAGAGTACCGGAACCAACTGGTTGGCGCATAATTGTGCTTCCCTACCGTGGTAAAGGAAAGACAGAGGGCGGTATTTACCTNCCAGATCAAGTTGTTGAAGAAAACCAAGTCGCAACCCAGGTTGGATACGTCTTAAAGGTTGGCTCTCTTGCNTACAAGGACCCCGATAAATTTGACAGTCCTTGGTGCCAGAAAGGTGATTGGGTGATGTTTGCGCGTTATGCAGGGTCACGCTTTAAGATAGACGGTGGTGAAGTCCGAATACTCAATGATGATGAGGTTTTGGCAACCATCTCTGAACCTGATGACGTTTTACATATGTAGGAGAGAAACATGGCTGACGAAGATCTCGTAATTGAGAATGAGGACACTGAATCCGAGGTATCGGTTGAGGTGGAAGAACAAGAGGCGTCAGACGACGCTGTTGTTGAGGTGACCGGACAAGAGGCGGCCACTGAAGATGAATTTGAGAAAGCCTCTAATGCGACGCAAAAGCGAATTAACCAACTGACCAAAAAAATGCGTCAGGCGGAGCGCGAAAGAGAAGAGGCTTTGCGGTACGCAGGACAAGTTCAACAGGAGTCCACGGCGCTAAAATCTAAGCTTGATACTATGGACAGTAACTACGTTACTGAATTTAGTGGTCGAGTCCAGAGTGAGTTAGAGTCCGCTGAAAACGTCCTAAAGAACGCTATAGAGGTTGGAGACACTCAGGCTGTTGTAGAAGCAAACAGAAAGATTACGGCCTTAGCTATTCAAGCAGATAGAGCGTCTCAGGCTGCACGTGAAGTTGAAATGCAAAAACAGCATGCAGAGCTTCAACGTCAACAGATGCAGCAGGCTCCTCAACAACAAGCACAGCCTCGTAAGCCTGATCCAAAAGCGGAATCTTGGGCTGCTGAACGAGAGTGGTTTGGGTCCGATGAGACCATGACGTATGCCGCTTTTGGAATACATAAGAAACTCATCGAAGATGAAGGATTTGACCCATCAAGCGATGAGTACTATAGTGAGTTAGACAAACGTATGGAGGAAGCGTTTCCTCATAAGTTTGGTAACGGATCAAAAAGCAAACGTCCCGCTCAGACGGTTGCNTCAGTTAACAGGTCCGCAACTGGGCGCAGTAAAAAGCAGGTTAGACTCACCCCTACCCAGGTCACGATGGCTAAAAAATTGGGTGTGCCGCTAGAAGAATACGCGAAATACGTGAAGGAGTAGAGAGATGAGAGAAGAAAAAATTACTCAAGGTACTTCCTCGGATCGTACCCCTCGCGCTAAAAAGAGCCGGAGTTCTACGACTAGGCGTAAGCCGTGGGCTCCACCATCAATGTTAGATGCACCACCCGCGCCAGACGGTTACAAACACCGCTGGATTAGGGCTGAAACTCGTGGTTTTGATGACCGCAAGAACATCAGCGCTAAACTCAGAGAAGGTTGGGAACTTGTCCGTTCAGACGAGTATCCAGACTTCGAGGCACCCGTTATTGATAACGGAAAATACGAGGGGGTATTTGGCGTTGGAGGATTGCTTCTTGCACGGATTCCCGTGGAGACTATTAAAGAGCGGACGGAGTACTTCAATCAAAGAAGTGCTGACCAGATGCAGGCAGTAGACCACGATATGATGCGCGAGAATGCACACTCAACGATGACGATTGACCGACCTGATCGTCAATCTCGTGTAACCTTTGGTGGCTCTAAAAAATAAGGGTCACCTCCTTTAGGAGTACCTAAAATGGCAAACCAAGAAACTGCCTTCGGTCTTCGTCCTATTGGTCTAGTCGGCTCTGCCGCAAATTCTACAGGTCTTACGACCTATGAAATTGCGTCAAATAACACCAACGTCATTTACAATGGCGCTATTGTCGTTCCTCTTGCTGGTGGCGTAATTGACCAAGCTGGCGCTACAGATGGCGGTACGACTCAAGCGCTCGGCGTGATGATGGGGTGTGAGTACGTGGACTCAGTGACGAAGAAAACTACTTTCCTTAACCATTGGCCCGGTTCTGCCGCGATTAGCGTTGACACAAATCATCCTGTCAAAGCTCTCGTTGCTGATGATCCGAACCAACTGTTTAAGGTCGCTAGTGATGCGTCTCTTACTGACCGTGCTACTGCTTTAACTGCGGTCTTTGCGAACGCTTCCCTCGGCACTTCAGCGCGTACCGGATCTGACGATACGGGACGTTCTAACTCGGCGCTCGGTGTAAGCACTATTGCGACGACGGCTACTCTTCCACTTCGTATTGTTGGTATCCTTGACGATGAGGCTAACAGCGATTTCGCAGCGGCGGGTATCCCTCTCATTGTGCGGCTGAACGCTCACTTCAACGCTGGATCACGGCGGTTTGATTCCCAAACCACTGCTGATTCCACCGGCATTTAAGGAGGGCGCATAAAATGGCTATTTCTCGCGCACAATTAGCGAAAGAGCTTGAGCCCGGACTTAATGCTCTTTTTGGTCTGGAATATGACCGCTACGAACAAGAGCATTCCGAAATCTTTGAGGAGGAGTCTTCGGACCGCGCCTTTGAAGAAGAGGTAATGCTCGGCGGCTTTTCAACTGCTCCCGTGAAAAACGAAGGTGGCGCAATTACGTTCGATGACGCGCAGGAAACTTATACTGCTCGTTACACGCACGAAACGATTGCTCTGGCTTTCTCAATCACGGAAGAGGCTATTGAGGACAATCTTTATGATCGGCTTGCTAGCCGGTACACTAAAGCTCTTGCTCGTTCGATGGCTCAAACCAAGCAGATCAAAGCTGCTGCAATTCTTAACAACGCTTTCAGCACAGGCGCGTCAGCGATTGGTGACGGAGCAGCACTCTGTTCTTCTGCTCACCCATCTCTTTCGGGCAACCAGCGTAACCAACTTAGCACTGCTTCGGATCTCAACGAGACCTCTTTGGAGCAAATGCTGATTGATATTGCTGGTCTGACTGATGAGCGTGGTTTGAAGATTGCTGTTCGTGGTATGAAACTCATCATTCCAAAAGAACTTCAATTTGTTGCGGAGCGTGTAATTGCCAGCAACCTGCGTAGCGGTACGGCTGACAATGACATCAACGCAGTTAGGTCCATGGGGATGCTTCCTGAAGGTGCGGTGGTAAACCACTTCCTCACCGACACAGATGCTTTCTTTGTTAAGACCGATGCTCCGAACGGTTTCAAATTCTTTAACCGTTCTCCGCTGAAAACTGCCATGGAAGGCGACTTTGATACGGGTAACATGCGCTTTAAAGCGCGTGAGCGTTACTCTTTCGGTGTCTCCGATTGGCGTTGCGTTTTCGGTACAGCGGGCGCTGCGTAAGCACACTCTTTGTCTCGAACGAAAGGGGCGGCTATTGCCGCCCCTTTTATTTTGGTTTATATTCTTATAATCCCTGACGGCATATCTTGTGCCGACACTAGCCACGACAGGAGGATTTTATGGCTAAAACAACTTTTTCCGGTCCCGTCCGCTCTCGGCGCGGTTTTATTACAGCGGGTCCAGATGCGGTAGTAAACATTACTGCTGAAACCACCCTTACTTTTGATGACCATGCTGGCCGTATGATTGAGGTCAATGATGCTGACGGCGCGGTAACCCTTCCTACCATTAAAGCTGACTCAAACGGGGCTTCTGCTGGTCAAGATGATCCTAACGTCAACAGCCACCTTGGTGCTGTTTATCGGTTCTTTATTGGAACAGATGCCACTGATTTGGACATCAAGACAGACGGAACCGATAAGTTTGTTGGGTCCGTAGCGGTTGGCGTTAATGACGGCAGTTACAAGGTTTTCCAACCCGCCTCCTCTAATGACGTCATTTCAATGAACGGCGGTACTCAAGGTGGTGATGCAAACTCCTACCTAGAGATCACAGCTATTGCTGACAACGAGTACCTTGTGCAGGGTGTTCTTATTGGTTCTGGAACTATTGCTACTCCCTTCGCAGATAGCTAATAGGAGTTAACCAATGGCTGACGCAGTAACCTCACAAACTCTTGCTGACGGCCCAAAAACTGCGGTAATGAAATTTACCAATGTCTCGGACTCAACCGGCGAGAGCGCTGTTACAAAAGTAGATGTTTCTGCCTTGTCTGCTAGCGCGGATGGTGTCACTTGCACAGGTGTCACCATTGAGCGTATTTGGTGGCAGTGCATTGGCATGAAAGTACAAATCCTTTGGGATGCGTCTTCAGATGCTTTTTGTATTGAACTAGGAGAGAACCAAAGCGGTAGTCACGATTACTCTGTTTTCGGCGGCCTTACTAATAATGCAGGGTCTGGTAAAACAGGTGATATAAACTTTACCACCGTTGGTGCCTCCGCAAATGACACATATACGGTCATACTGTATATGAGAAAGCAGTACTAACGAGTAAACAAGGTGCCTGATTTTTCGCCTAAACATGGGGTTTTGTCAGGCACCTACTTCGTTGCTGTAGAGGGTATAGATGAGTTGGTTGTAACCGTTAAGTTTTTTGGGTTTTCTAGTTCTGAAGAGGTGTCGGATTTCATATATTGGTTAGATGTTATCTTAAATGAAACCGAACAAGACAGGGTCCTACACTAATGTCTAAAGGAAAAATGCCTGCTCGAAATAAGAAGAATTTTCGCTCCACGAAGTCTGGGGCAGGCATGACTAAAAAGGGCGTTGCTGCTTATCGCAGATTAAATCCGGGCTCAAAGTTACAGACAGCCGTTACAGGCAAAGTAAAAAAAGGTTCAAAAGCTGCCAAACGTCGTAAGAGTTATTGCGCTAGGTCTGCGGGTCAAATGAAAAAGTTCCCAAAAGCCGCAAAAAACCCTAACAGTCGGCTTAGGCAGGCGCGTAAACGGTGGAAATGCTGATGGAAAGAGTATTAATAACCTCCGTTGTTTCTGGCACGGTAGTAGCCTTTTTAGGTTTTTTTAGTTGGACAGCTTTGACCCTTATAGACGTTGACAAGCGCACCGAAAAAACAGCAGTAAAGGTGGATCAAAATCATGCTATGATAACCACCTTGTGGGAAAGACTAATAGATAGAGATGTTGCGAGGGCAAATGTCGAGAGTACGAACAGGGCCAAAGCCCGGTAAACCAACGCTAACGTATTTTAGAAAAGGCGGCGCTGTTTCTAGGAAAAGCAAAGGGAGTAAAATTTGCCCCGCAGGAAAAGCTTGGGCAAAAAGAACTTTTGATACCTATCCTTCCGCTTACGCTAATTTAGCAGCGTCTAAATATTGCAAAGATCCCAACTACGCCAAAGCTTCTAAGAAACGAAAGAAGTCGTAGTCATGGGGAAACTACAGGAGTGGCTAGATGAAGATTGGGTCCGCATTGATAGCAAAGGTAATATCGCAGGTGAATGCGGTACTTCTAAAAATAAAAAACGCCCTGATAGGTGCCTACCTAGGTCTAAAGCGTCTTCTTTGTCAAAGTCTCAAAGGGCTTCTACCGCACGTAAAAAGAAACGCGAAGGCGCTAAAGGAAAAACTGTCGTCGCTAATACAAAAGCTGCAAAAGTAAAGAAGATGGCTGGAGGCGGCGCTGTGACCAGTGGTCCGCAGAGAAGGTTAAATAAAGGTTGCGGCGCTGTAATGTCCAACCGCCGGAAACGAACAATCTACGCTTAAATGCTTGAACAGCAGATAAAAGAGGAGGTTAGGGAGTGGTCTAAGCATGCCTTAGAAAACCCATCCCCCTTGTTTAATAACCTACCCGCTTGCCCTTACGCTAAAAAAGCTTGGAGTGATGACGAAGTTGGTTTTGTGTTTAAAACCGAATCAGACAACTTACCTCTCTACAGAACCATAGCGGGGTTTAACGATAAGTATAAATTAATTCTTGTGGTCGATCTTGCTTACAAAAAAGACCCTGACGAATTTGAAGATTTTCTTTATGATCTAAATGAGGCAATTGCAGAGGGCATGTTTGCTCAGAAAGACATGTGGGTCATGGGCTTTCACCCTGACGATGATTGCGAGGAATTGTTAAACGATGGATCTTTTTCTCCCTTAGTCGATAAAAGTTATGCTATTATTTTCGTGCAGAGGTTAAAGTATTTGCATGAGAAGGCCGAGGCTTTAAAGCCTTTGGGATATTATGATGAAGCCTTTAAATCTGCTGAGAATAATGCTTTATATGCACAGCGAGAAACCCTTTATAGGAGATTGATAAATGGCAATGAAACCACGTAAAGGTAAGAAACCTGTCAAGAAGATGCGCGGTGGTGGTATGGTTAAGAAAATGCGCGGCGGCGGCATGGTCAAGAAAATGCGCGGCGGCGGCATGGTCAAGAAAAGAAAGTAATGGCAAGTGGCCGTCTCCGACAGCAAGAATTTTGAGCTTGATGTAAACGAACACATTGAAGAAGCGTTTGAACGGTGTGGTCTTGAAGCTCGAACGGGTTATGACCTTCGCACCGCGAAAAGGTCTCTAAATCTGTTGTTTGCGGAGTGGGCTAACCGTGGCATAAATCGTTGGACAATTGAACAGAAAACAATTGCACTGGCTAACGGAGTTGCTAACTACCCGTTAGGTACTTTGACCATGACGGTGAACTCAACNACGAGTTTTCAAGANGGTGAGGCTATTACAGGTGGGACGAGCGNGGCNACTGCAAGTATTACAAATGTCGATTCTTCCACTGTACTGGCTATTACAATACCTAACGGGACGTTTTCTGCTAGCGAGACCATCACAGGTGGTACGAGCGGNGCCACGGCGACGGTTTCTTCTGCCGTATCTTTAGAAGANACTCAAGCTTCCATAGACGTTCTTTCTGCGGTAACGAGGCAAAACTCCGGTACATCTAGTCAATCTGACTTATCGATCACTAGAATAGGCCGTGACGCCTATTTAAGTTTGGCTANTAAACGGTCAACAGGTAGGCCTGTTCAGTTCTACGTGGATCGTCTAATAACTCCTGAAATTAAGTTATGGCCTACCCCGGACTCTAGCTCTTCTTANGAGCTTGTTTTTGATCGTTTGCGGCGCATAGATGATGCGGACACTCAAGAAAATACGGTTGAGGTTCCTTTCCGTTTTTATCCCTGCGTGTCTGCTGGTTTGGCCTACTATCTTTCGGTCAAGTTTGCCCCTGATAAGGTCCAGCTACTAAAAGCTATCTATGAAGAAGAGCTTCAGAGGGCTATGCAAGAGGACC